ATGGGGTCGGGCACTTTCCGTTGCTCTCTATTCGAAATTACCGTAGTAAACGGAGCTACGTCAGTCCAAAGTTCTTTAACAACTTGAGGACTAACGTAAAAATTTCGTCGATCATCGTAAAGTACACCAGAGGCTTTTAATAACTTTTCAGTTGCAGCCATGATTTACTCCTTCTATCTTTTGTTACCTAAGAGTAAAGCTTGATTAAAAATGTCTTCATCACTTTGTGGAGACTCTGCAGTACCAGTTTCAACTGCTGCTGATCTTGGCATTGCAAGAACCTCTTGCGATTTTTTCATTTCTTGTTTCTTTTGCTCTACCCGTGCATCGGGTGCATCTTTCATCATATAGAGTTTGATAAGATGATCAACGGTTACATTGTTTGGGTTACTTGCCCAATTCACAAAGTCTCCAGCTTTTGTTTGATCAAAACCATAGCCGCCCATTGCATGAGACATAGCATTGTTTTTAACCAAATTAGTTTGCTGTTGAGCATATGCTTGCTCATACTGAGCTCGCATTTCACTCTCTCTGACTTCATCTTTTTGTTCAAGAAATCCCATATAATCGTCTTGATATCTTTCTTTCTCTAAACGAAATTTGAAAGATGTACTCTCAGGATCGTTATACGCATCGACCTCGTTGTAGTTGACTGGTTTTGTTGGTTTGACGGGTGCCTGCAATGAATTCTGTTGAACTCCCATTTCTTGTTGGGGTTGTCCATTAGGGTTTCCATTGGAGACCGTTGACTGTTGCTGCTGTGCTAAACTTCTATAATAATCAAGTTCTTGCTGTGCATTCGATAGTTCGCTCCTCACCTTGTCTGCCTGACTTTGCCAATATTCAAATCTACTCGAGTCTTCTTTTGCAGGTGCTTGTTCAGGACTCTCTAAGCTCTCAGCCTGTTCTTGTCCTGAGACAGGCGTTTCGCTAATCATTGGTTGGCTCACGTCTACATTAAAACCTTCTGGGTTTAATGCATCACCTGCAGGTACTTCTGCATCCACTGTTGGAATTGCAGCTTTCTCTACCTCGTAGCCATACGGTGTTTGATCAACTTCTATTCTTGCTTCTTGTGTTTCAGCCATTATTTACTCCTTGCGAATTGGTATTCTCCCAGCATCCGCTGTTATTCTTTTAAGCCTACTTTTTTGTCCACTGACTTTGTTACTTCCTTAACTTCTTCTTTAAGTTTAGCAAGTTCATCAGATGCTCTTGACTTATATAGCTGTGTAGCCATTTCAGCCTTTGCTTCTGCTTTAGCCAGTTTCTTTTCAAATTCTTTAACTTCAACTCTTTTTCTATCATGGATAGATTCACGCTGTGCAGTCTGTAGATCGCCTTCTAATTTTTTAATCTGTTCTTCCTGCTGCTGAACCTGCTGCATGAGTTTTTGCATTTGACCAGCTCTTTCTAGTACGCCTTCCATATCAGCAACATCCGTTTGTTTTAAAACTTCAATTTGATCAATGAGACCACTCTGGTAAAGCTGCATATAGTATTCAAACCTAGCCCATCTATTAGATGGAAGAGTTGAGCCAGAGACAATGATAATATCATATTTACCAACAGATATGTCATTTAATTTTTCCATTAGATGACCACTTATCTCATCGTAAATATTTTGATTAATTCTTACTTCTTTAGGTTTATTGTTTGGTTGCATTAACCTAATTACTTTTTCTGATGTATACACATATTGCATTAAACCAACTACAGCCCTTGCTAATTGATTTAATGAATATTCAATATCATCTTTTTTGGACTTGATACGTCTTTGACCATATTCGTCAAGAGCAACAGTCCCTTTAAATGTTTGCGGGGCAGAACCAACGTCGCCTTGCATAAATGTATATATTCCTAATATTCTTTCTATATCAGCTTTAGCATCCGCTTCGTTTTTATATAATTCATTTGGTAGTGGTACTGGTCCCGCAACAATCGGTTGTCCAAGCTCTGGGTCAAATTCAATTACAGCCGTACCTGCACGACCCCACTCTTCTTCCAACTGTTTCTTGTTCATCGAACCACGAGGAATAAGCAGCTTTACATTAGTAGAGCTACTCGCATGAGCCACAATTAGTGAACGTAGTTTATTAATATACTCTTGTAAACCACGAACTGTTCTAACATCACTAATTGGATATGGATTCCTATGGTGGTTATTCATTATTGGAACAACAGGATAATCTTCTATAGGCAATACAACAGAATACAGATATTCATCGCCAACTGAGATACATTGTTTTATGTTGGTGACCATAACTTTATTAACCATGATTTTTTCATTGTCAATAAGTTCGCCTTTAACGATGGGATCAATAGCAGTATAACTGTTTGGGATAGAATTCTCATTCTCCCTACCAGCCACTGGTATGGGTTGTCCCGTCATGGGATCAAGTTCCAAATGATAAACCTTTCCAACTTCGTCATGGATCGCCATGAACTTGGAAACATTCATCTGATCAGTGAATATCTGCTGCTCTCCACCAGAAACAGTTAATATAACTGCTGGTTCTTCTCTGTATTCTGCGTATTGAGGATCTGTTAAAAGCTTCTCGTCATTTGATAAAGGATCAAATACTCTATAATAAGGAGTTTTTACCTTAGTATACCTTTCAAATACTTCCAATTCTCTTTCAAGATCAATATCAAGCATTTCACCTTTACGTGGCTTTGGCAGCACATCTTCTTTCATAAGTCCAAAACGATTTTCACTTTCTTCGTTTATATGGCTTGTCTGAGCTGATGCTTTTATATTATCTTCAAATTCTGGATATATTTCAATTAATTCTTTTTCTGTCATTCGTTTTGCAATAATAATATTACTAGCATCCCGACAGAAGGGATCTTGTGAATCAGCATCAAAGTAAACTGATAAAGGATCTACTGATTTAATAAATACTTCCCCTTTTCCAAAATCAGCTTCTGGGTGTATGTATGCTACCATAACACCCATACCTTTTACATAATAATCATCGATAGCTTGTTTTAACTCCGTATTGCCATTAGATATATCCCATACCCATGCCATAAGGTCTGAAAAGACCCTACCAACTTCTGTATCGGAATTATCACGCCCAGTAGATTGAAACTTAGGAGCATTTGCAGTAAGCATAGCTTTTGCTTGCTCTACTGCTGGGTGGATTACATTAACAACTAAAGGTTCCTGTGCTCTAGCACGTAAAGACTTTACTTGCTTATCAGACCATTGTTTCCCAGCTCTAAACTCCGCATCTTCAGAGGCTTGCTTTGCCCAGTCTGAACGTGCAGAACTATAGTTAGAAAATAAGTCTTGTGTAAGTCTTACTTCTGGATGTATCTCTGGCATGTGGAAAAATGCATTTTAACATCAACTTATACGTTTTCGAGGTCATAATTGTTCCTTAGAACTTAAATAAAGTTCAAGCAATCATCCAATCAAAAGTTTGAGACCTTGTATATTGTTCCTTTTCTACCTTCATATCAGTAGTTTCATGAACTGGTGAGTATGTATTTTTCATTGCGTAATAGAGACCATCTAACAAGTCATCGTTTTTAGCTCTAGGATATAATAACAATTCATTTCTTAGCTCTTCCATTGAATCCATCATAAATACTTTCTTTTGAGCAAAGTATGGTTCCATTGTTTCTAATCTTGCTGATTTACTATTCCTAGGGCTTTCTTTTATTTCCAAACCAGCTATGAACATATTCTCTTCATCACACCGCTGCCGAATATATTCTCTAAGCATTTCCTGATACCCAACTGATTCAATACGAACCTTTGATGGTTTCAATATTTTAAAATGCTCTATTATCTGGTTTGCAAGTTTCATAGGAGTAGCCCTTTTACGGAAGTAGGGGAGAATATACCTGTTGTTCTCTTTATCAACTGCTACAGATACGATTGTACTATAATCGGCTGTCTTTCTAGTTGATGAAGCAGGGTCTACTCCCATGAAGACATTAACTGGTATTAATTTATCTGTTTCTTCATGATTAATACTTTTAAACTGAATAAAGGCATCTCCGTCTTCTCCATGTATTAATTTACCATCATATGATTGAAAATATTGTTGTTTAAACAATTGATCCTCATCTCCTATGATTTGGCATAGATATTCTCGATAAAACACAGATACTCTATTAATAGACTCCAATTCTTCCTTTTTCTTTTGAAGTTTTTCTATTGGATGCCATTCTTCCCATAATGATATCTTTTTATCTAGGTCTGGAGCAAAATACATATTTTCCCAGCCCTTCATCTCTTTTAATGTTTCCACCATACATCGCTGGTGCTGCGGAGTACCAATGACGGCTATGCGTCCTCTTTGCGGGTCCAAGGAAGGTAGTGCACTCTGCAGCAGCCAACGTAAGTTTACTTCCATTGCTTCTGATGTCTTGGTATTGTTTTCATCTTCTGGATCGTCTACTATAATTAACGTAGGTCGTTGGTTTCCCTTTTTAATTCCACGTAACTGTTGTCCCGTACCTTTACATATAATCATAGACCCATCTTTCAACTCTATCTCTGATTTAGACCATTGTCTAGCAGAATGCTGCCCCCAATATCCAAATAGTCCTCTAAAGTTTGCCGAGAAATCCAGACAATCCTTTATAGTACCTAATAATTTAATAGCATGGTCTTGAGTTCTGGATACTAAGACTATTAATTTTTGCCCCTCGTGGAACATAAGATGGTATAGGGGAAAAATACCGCCAACGATGGAAGATTTGGCATGTCCACGAGGAGCGACAATGTTTATTTGTTTAATTTCTTCATTCATTAGCCTCTTGGCTATTTTATAATGAAACTCAGGAGACGCGGAAGAGAACATATTGGGCATACACACCTTACCAAACAAGACAAGGTTACTTACTAGTTTACCTTTTATTTTATTTACATCTTCAGTCTTGGTAGCCATAGCTATACATGTCCCCCACCATTTCTAATTCATTAATAGCATCGTATGCTGTCTTTGCCATTATTTCTTTTGATATATTACCAGCATATGCAATTTCTGCTAATGCTTCAATTGCAATCTCCATCTGCATTCGAATAATATTATGCGGATCAACTCCTACGTATTGTTCTTCAGGACTGGTCGGATTCTCTCGGTTCATTGACTTCTTCTTTCCGCTGCACAAGCAAAGACTTCTCTTCAGATTCTATTGCTTCCGCTATACTGCTGGACATATCTAATTGTAATGTATCTGTAACAATCTTTTTAGATGGTTTCATCTCCAGTAGCTCCATGAAATAATCACATGCTTTTAGCATATTGGTTACATCTTGCTTATGACGTGCTATTTCTACCGCTTCAAGCATTGTATCAACTACCGAGGATTTACTAATACCTTTCTCTTTCATCACTTCTTTTAATTTTTTCTCTATCATATCTTTAACAAACTCCTGTTTTAATATTCTTTTAACAGTTGCTGAGGGTGAACTTTGATCTGGTCTATATATGTTTCCCAGTTTTTCATAATCAAAGCCGCTGGAAGATAGTGCTTGCCCTACATAGGCATTCACTAGGTTCTTGGTACGTGTATTTCTTGCTTCTCTTTCTTGCCAAGACTTCGGATTGGCTTGAGAGTATACCCCACAAGCTTTATTTACTAGGTATTCTATCCTATTGGTATTTCCTGACCAATTAGCTCCATGACAAAGCCGAATAAAGGTTTTTACTCTCCCATTCTTGTCTGTATAGCTTTTCTTACCTATACATAACCCTACATATCCATCATCTGTTATAGCATAATCACCTTCTTTTGCTTTCTTCCAATGTATATATGCAATGCCGTGATTCTCTGCTTCTTCTTGGGTATATACTTTATATACTTTGTTTATACCCTTAAATTTTCTTCGTAATGTATCCATTTATTCTCCAGACACTAATGTTATATAGTCTCCATCTATAATAACGTACATATCACCAATTATACTGAAATTATATAATTGAGTACTTATCATATTCCCTATGCTATTGACATACCACGACTTTAGGATGTAATCTCCAGCTGGTATCTGATCAATACCCCCTTGAATCGTATATGGACACATTTGTTCTTCCAAATATATAATATTATCTGTTGTTCCTTGGCAAACAGCTAGTATTTGGCTACAATCTGGTGGTACATTACCTGTTTCTACATATATATCGAATAATGTACTATCGTTGTACTCATTATCAACGTATATAGTATCAATTTGATATATTGTATCTATCCGTATAACATATACGGTATCCCCTTCCCTATCATCATACAGAGTATCTACTATAACATCATATACGGTATCGTTATATGTTGTATATAGTGTATCTGTTTGATATACATACAACGTATCTGTATCTACATGTGTAATTATCTCTTCTACTGTGCAATTATATAAGCATAATACAGTAATTATTGCTAATATTGTTTTCATATGTTTTATTTCCCCTTGAGTAACTCTAGAGTGTTACTCTATTAGTGTTTATATAATATACTAGGAAAAGAGTAATTACACAAGTGTATATACACTATAGTGTTAATCCATACTCTCATTACTAAAATGTGCCTTATCATTTAATTGCTGCTCTAGAATTTTGTTGATAATCTTGATCTCTGCATCTAGGACCTCTCGCTCATTATCGAGTTTCCTCATATCAGAGAAAAACACGTCTTCGTCTATCATATGAGCCTCCCACTTGCCAGTATTCATATTGAAAACTTCATATATCTTACGTTTACTCATGTCTAATTATACAAATAAAGACACCAATTGTTCCAGTAGAGAGTGGTGGATGCAAAACTATATCTAGAATGTGTGTGTGAGGGAAGAGTTACCCCTACCCCCCGTTAAATACGGGTTGAGGGTTACGATCAGGTTGAGTTCAAACGTTGAGTTGAGTTCAATTGATCAAGGGTACTCTTCGCTATCACATCACCATGACTACGCACTATCCCAACACATATGCGTGAGCTATATATACTAATCCATACCTACACGTGAGAGCTTAGTGGTACTACTCAGCTTCAGCTACCCCTATTTATGGAAAGGAGTACAAATGAATTACATGACTAACATACTCGCATCAACTCTAGAAAGGATCCATCTACGTCTAGAAAGACTAAGCAATAACTACGGTAAGAGAGATGGACTACTAGAGAGAACGTCACACAGATACGGATACTGGCTACTATACGATGCACCTAAATCACTACGTAGGATGCCGTTCTAAGCATAGGGGTAGGCTCAACTGAGCTTACCCTTTTTTTTGTGTAATTAACTAACTAAGAAAGGTACACTATTATGAATAAACTACGTAGTATAGTAAATGTAAGTAAAGCGTTAGGTTTAACTGTAACAGCGTTAGGTGTTAATGTTATAGATAAGGTTAAGTCTGGTGTAGAAGTATCCAGAGAGGTATACCATACAGCTAAACAGACAGTACATGAACGTGAGTATGATCGGATGATGGAAGAATCGGGTGATTTGCCAATATAACACTACAAGGGTAGGCTCAACAGAGCTTACCCTTTTTTTTGAGTATATGAAATACTCAACTAAATCTAAGAGGTACTAACATGAATAAAGTTACAATGAGAGAAATACATAAAGCGTGGAATGATGCAGTAGATGCATTATTCAAGCATAATGACAAAATTGATAAACTAAGTCAAGAAGATAGACGTAGAGCACGTCCTCTTGAAATGGAAGAGTTCTTTATGACAGAGCTCAATAGGCTAGGTTATGATATGTGTGATATAATTACGTATATATACTGTAATCATGGAGAGATAGAGAAAGAGAACGAAGAGCATAAGGGTGAAATAACAGAGCTTAATAGTCAATTAGCTAACACTATACGTAACAATCAACAATTAGATGAATGTTATAATGATAGTCTTATGGATAATGCAAAGCAGAAAGACCTATATTTAATCGCTTCAGATCTT